ATCTGAGCCGCTACTAATGTTGTACCTGAACCAGCAAATGGATCTAATATTACATCGTTCTTGTAGGATAGTATCTTAATTGCCTTGGTCGGTATGTCCATTGAGAAAGTCGCCTTGGTGAGTGATTTAGTATCTGCAAAGTAATTCCACTGACCAAACACAAGTTCCATAAACTCTTTCTTATCCTTCTCCTCATATACAATTTTTTTCTTTAATGACCCATCTTCCTGTTCAATGTCAGTAGGTGTCCCTTTCCACTGAGGTTCTCCTTTAACCTTTTTAATGTGGTGTTTTTTGTATGCTAATATTACACACTCCTTTGGATTATAAATATACGGACTTGATGGACTCATCCAAGAACCCCATGCCGTTGTCTTAGATCTATGTGGCGATTCTTCTTCAAGATCAACGATACCAAAGAACCCAAATCCAATTTGTTTCATTAACTGATACATTTCAGAAACAAAGAAAATTCTCCCACCTTTCTTTTGTCTGTTAATCTCATAAGGAATGTTAAGTGCAATACGACCATCATCTTTTAATACGTTATACGCTTCAGTTAACCAGTTCTTAGCAAATACTAAATACTCATCAAATTCAACATCGTCGTCGTGTACATCATAAGCAATACCGACTCCATATGGAGGCGATGTACAAATTAAGTCCACAGATCCTTCAGGTAATGTTTTCATTACTTCAATACAATCTCCACTTATAATTTTTCCTGTTTCTATCATTATTTTATTTATTTATTTAAATTACACTTGTTATTGCTTGAGCTAGTTTATATCCTGTAAAGGCACCTATTGCGGCCGAACCAGGTAAAACAATAAACTTACCCAACATAGTTTCATATTTCTTCCTATTAACAATATAAGAAATTAATATGTAATAGGCAATATAGTTGATTAAAACCAAAAAGTCCAACTCTTTTGTAACAAAAACCACAATTGAATTTCCAAGAAATCCCCACATAAAATTAATAAGTGTTTCACGGATTAACTCACCGGGAGTTGTGATTGCATCTAATATACCAATCTCTTTATTAAGTCCTGTCTTTTTCAAGTGTCTCAATGTGGTGTTGGAGGTACCATAGGGCTTTTCTGAGGTCCTCAAGTTCTTTATCTTTTCCTTTTTTTCCTGCACGACTTATATATTTTACTGTATTACCTAAACTAAACCCTAATTCCCAAGCATCAATAACTTTTATTGCTTCATAAGTATTATCCTCTCCTCCGTAATGGTTAGGATGATTAACTTGTTCTACTTTTATTGGAGGACACTCACAAAATACGTTAGCTCCACATACACATTCTTTTTCCATTTTTTTATTTTAATTTTTTTACAGGTACACCCACATATGTTCCAGGTTCCTCTATATGTTTAACCACCGCACCATTCATACCTATTGTAGTTAGAGAATGGATTGATAACTTTTCTTTAATTGATGAATTATTACCCAAATACACACAGTCATAAATTCTAACATTTCCTGACACTACTGATCCTGGCATTGCACTAAAAAAATCCCCAATCACACAATCATGTCCAATATGATTACCTCTATTTAATATTGCGTGTTTACCAATTTTAATGTTTGTTGTTAAAATAGAATTAGCCCCAATAAAACTACCTTCACCAATTTCCACATCCTCCATTACTAATGCGGTTGGATGTATAAATTTAAAAAACTTTGTGCCATTAGGTAATCTTTGGGTTGTCTCGTATCTATCTTTTGAATCTGCAATTGCGACCATTACCTCATATTTATTAATATCTAATTCAGATAATGGTAATGTATCATTATCCATATATTGATCATCAACAAACCTAAAAAGTTTAATCCCCATTTGAGCCATCACTTCCCTTGCATGACCACCATTACCAATTAGTGCTTTTATCATTGTTTATAAATGTCATATTTTGATAGATCAGGGTATGGTAACTCTAAATCTTGATTATGTCTCTTAGAACCATCTAAATTATAAAATTGACTCATCATAAGTAAACCCCTTGCTGCCAACTCAGGCATCATATAGAAGTTCCACCCTAACATATCAAAATTATCGTCATGATATGAACATTCTCTTCTCCCACTAAATCGTGCTCTTTTGAACCACAACATTGCTTGATAATCATCAGTTAGAATTGCCCCACCTTTACTCAATTTTAATGTTTTATATGGACCTGTGAATGAAAGACACATATGTGTTTTTGGAATATACATATCAGCAGTAAACCTCAAGGCAGAATCCCATACATTACTTGGTGATAGTTGGTAAGCACCTTTAATCATGTCCCCCTCAACAGGTGTAAAATTAACTTTTAATCCTGAATGAATAATTTCACACGGAACTGATGGGTATGTCTTTGAAGGGCAGTCTATTTTATCTGTGGTTAAACTTTTCTTTATATTTTTTTCGTAATATAACGCTAAAAATATTGCGTTACTCATATTATCTAACGCAATTGCATATGGTGATCCGGTGTAATCACATAGTGATTTCTCAAAGTCTTCAGTTATTTTATGTACCCCGTTAGCCATAATAATTATTCTTCTCTATATTCTTTTAATAATTCATCATTTGAAATTGTTCCGTATTTTTCATTAAGACCTTCCATATCAACATCCTTACTCATCATTATTTTAACATCGTAGATTTGATCGGTAGTATTTAAAGATATGTCAATTTCTTTAATAATTTTGTATGGGTCAGCATTTGATCCAGGTCTTCTATCCTCAACATAACCTTTCCAATTTTTTGCGGTATCTCTTGGAATTCTAATTGATGCCCCACGATCTGAAACCCCCCAACTAAATTTATCAATTGATTGTGTTTCAAATTTACCAGTTAAACGAAGATTGTTATCTGACCCGTAAGCTTTAATGTGAGCCTCATGTCTTACTTCAAACGCATTAAATAATGACATAAAATATTTTTCGTTACCATCATTTCTCATTTTATCTGTGGAGAAATTTGCATGAAGTCCAGATCCGTTCCATTCTCCTTTTTGAATTGGTTTTGGATGTAGATTAACCCCATAATTATATTTTTCAGAGATTTTATATAAAAAGTACCTGGTCATCCACAAATCATCACCCGCCTTTAATTTACCTTTTGAAAATACTTGGTATTCCCATTGACCTAATGCAACCTCAGCGTTGATCCCTGTAATATCAATTCCGTATTTTAAACACATATCCATATGTTCCTCAACAAAATCTCTCCCTGCAACATATTCACCAACACCACAATAATATTTACCTTGTGGTTCCAAGTTGTTTTCATCGTGACCTAAAATACATTTGTTTTTTCTATCATAGATAAAATATTCTTGTTCAAACCCAAACCACAAATCTTCTTGATCTCCAATTAGTTTTGATCTTGTATTAGTTTCGTGTGGTGTACCATCAGAGTTCATTACTTCACATAACACGTAAATTGTGTTTGTATTATCACAAAAATAATGTCTAACAGGTATTAAAATACAATCAGAACTATTACCTTCCGCTTGTAATGTTGATGACCCATCAAAGTTCCATTCAGGGAAATTATTTAGAACTAAACAATTTTTAATTTGCTCATAGTCCACAATTTTAATCTTACTTCTAAGGTTTGGCTCCGGTATATATCCGTCAATCCACACATATTCTAACTTAACTTTCATTTATTTTTATTTATGTATTTTATTATTTCTTCCTCATTTTTTCCCTCATTAAACATCCTGTAGACATTGCGTGAAAATTCATCCGTACACAATACTGCGTCGGCATCTAAATAATTCATAATATCTGTAAGGTGGTTAAGGATGTTCTCTTTCTTTAAAAATCTTTTGTTAAAACCCATTTTTAATCTTCTAAAAATTCTTTTTCTTTTTTCTTGTCCTCTTGTTCAATATTGTAATTTCTCGTTTGATTAATTAACATTATTGTTTTTCTTTTAAATAATGGTAATAATGTTTCTTCAATTGGGAAATCACCTTTACTAATCATTTCTAACACCGGTAACTTTGTTTTATTTTCGGTCTCAGAAAATGTAGTTATTATCTTTGGTATTGTCAATTTGTTTTTATCATCACAATAAATTAATTTAACATTTGTCTTATTTTCTGGTGATTTTTTTGCTGCCGGAGATACTTCATACTCCCAAACATAATACTTGTTGTCTCTCTTATCCAAATGGAAGAAGAAACCTTTGTTAGATAAAATTTCTTTTTTATTCTTCCTGTATTTTGCCTCAATACTATCATAAACTAATGTCCA